TAAAAAGAGCGATACTAGCGATCAACCGGTCGGGTATATCTTAACTCACTTAGGTAAAATAATAGAATATGATGTACAAAATAATACAGTAGGCTCACCTCATTCACCGTTTGATATATATGATACCAGGATGCAATCTGTATGTAGCTTTTATGAAGATGAGAATTTTTCTAAAATTATAAACAGTAAGTCCTCGAAGAATATTTTATATGCTTGTAATAATAAAAACATTTTTAAATTTTATAAAACTAATTTTAATCTCCCATTAGCTGTTTTTGACTTTACTGTACCTAACTTTACTGTTACTACCTTAAGTGCGAATAAAATTTTATCGTTTGATAGCACTTTACATCATGATGTAGATTATTTAGCAGTTACTACAACACCGCTTTCAGCACACGGCCCATCGGGAAGGATATCACCTACGGTTACATATGTTTTTGCTGATAAAAACATAACTACGAAATTATATAATGAAAGTTTTTACACAAATTATTTTAGCTTATCTGACATTTTAGTATTACCACAGGAGGTTGTTAGTAATATAACTTTTAATAAAACAACAAAAAAATTAATTTATAATCATTTTTCATTTTTTGAGAATTTAAGTAAAAAGGTTTATAGTTATTATAATAATATAGATGGTACCTTTCTCACTCCGACATTATGTACTGTAAATTATAAAGCATTTGATAAACCTTCAAGTTTTATAGTAGATGATAATTTTTATATCGGAGTAAATGAACCTATATTAACTGATATTATAAATAGGCCGTTAACGTTATTATATAATCAACAAGAAGATTTATTTAATTTGATTAAAGAAGAGAGCTTAAATGATGATCCTCCGGTTGAATGGCCAGCTCGATTACCTGGTAAATTTGAAAGTAGTATTAATGCACTATCTATAACACCTAGTATAAGTACTGCTTCTTCCGGTGATGTGTTTGATATAGAAATAAAACGTACAAATGAATTAGGATTAGATAATGAATGTTCTTTTTATTATTATACAAATGTAGAAGATCCTACTGTAACGGATGATATCTCTCCATACATATCAGGATTAGATAAGAGTTATGCTGTTATTGGAAAGAATTTAGCTTCGACTATAGTGTCGATTGCGGCTACACCGTTTAATGTTGGTACTGATAAGACGTTTACATTTTTAATAGAGCAAAAAAATAATTGTGTTATTGACCCAGAAAAATCAACCTTTACCGGTACGATGACAGCTATAGGGTCATTATATACTATCAATTTAAAAGAGACTACTTTTTCAGTAAACGAGGGTAAGACTGTACGAGTTAATGTTGAAAGAAGTAATCCAGATGAAGATTTTTCAGAGGAATCAATTTGTAATCTTTATATAAATCCAGTAGGTCTTCCGGAAACTGATTATGTTCCTAATGTTTCTCATCCAGATGAGTTTGTACCATATCAATATGTAGAGGATGAGTTCTCTGATTTCGGAAGAGTACCACATCAATGGCCAGCTGGTCAAGGACACGCCCCGACTGTTGACGGTCAAACATTTGCAAATGAATTAAGTGCTACTAGTACTTTACATTTTACCGAAGGGGTATCTTCTATAGTGTTTGATTTAAGTGCAGTTTACAACTTAACTGAAAATAAATCCACACGTCTTTTGAAGTTACACTTATTAAATGCTAGTGAGACGTCAGAGCTTGGTTCTAATGATAGCGGAATAATTACTGTAAACGATAATTTTAAGACGATTAATTTATTCTTATCTTCTATTTCTGCGATATCTGATACAGGTACGACAAATATGTTAAGTTGTGTGAATGTATGGGAAGCATTATCAGCAAGTACAAAGACTACTAATACTAATGCATTTTCTACTATATCAGCTACTAATCCAATCCAAGCGACATTTACAATACATGAGCCGTTATCAGTGTTCTCTGTATCAACAATATCTGCTGCGCTTCAATTCCAGCCACCTCCTTCGAGTTTTATATATGGTAATAATCAAATTGAATTTATCATAGAAGAGGATGCAGCATTAGTTGGTAAAGGAGGTCGCGGCGGTCATGGGTCTTTATGGTTATCTGGTTATGATAATTTTGATACGGAAATTTACGACGTGTTTACTGGTAGTACTCCTATTAGCGCGAGTACAGCAGAAGCATCCCCTGGTGGTCCCGCAATTAGTGATTTTGATGATTATTTTAATGTATTTACTATTACTAATAGTGGTATCGTATATGGCGGTTCGGGTGGTGGTAGTGGTGGTATGTTAGGTGTTAGTGCTACTGCCATGGGCCATGTATCTGCTTTGTCAGGAGGATCTGGTGGTGGTGGTGGTGCTGGTATTCATAGTACTAATGTTGGTAGTTACGGGCTAGCTGCAGTTCAGGATATGGAGGCTGATACATTTACGCAACATACTCACGCGCTTGACTATTTAGAAAATGGTGATGCTGGTACCCTTTATGTTGGAGGTGCTGGTGGAGAGTTCTCGGAAACTACAATTTCAGATTTGGTTGTTAATGATTCTAGATGGCTCGCAGCTGCAATTACCTTAGCTACCTATCCAGGTATGAAAGGTACAGCTGGTGGTGGCTTAGGTGAACCAGGAGTTTCTGATTCCGCGGCAGTTGCTGCAGGTGATAATAACTCAGCTGCAATGGGATCATCGACTGTAATAGATAGATGGAAGAAGAGAACAGGCGGCTCGGCAGGTCTTATTTTGGAGACTACATTTGCATCTAATGTAGTCACAGCCGGTGATGGTGAATTTAAAGGCACACTTCCCGGTCCTAGCTTGGTGTTTGCCTCCACCGGTGATGAATTTGTTCCTTAATATATTGTATTCGTTAATACTTGATATAAGTATATTTAATGAAGTTTAGTTCCACCGCCCAGAGTGCCCTCGCAGCATCTAAATCATACGCCGAGGAATTTAAAAGTCGTTATGCAGGTACAGAGCATTTATTATTAGGCTTAATAGAGAGTGATGATCAATTTTTGGAGCAAACTTTTAATCGATTAGATGTAGATGTTACTCATTTAAAAGATATAGTTATTAGTATTTTAAATATAGAAGAGACTAATAAACTTTTTAAAGCTGATACGGGGCCAGCATTTACGCCTCGTGTTTTAAGAATAATAGATTTTGCGAAAGGGCTAGCCCAGAAGTTAGAAAAGAATACAGTAGATGTAATTCATTTATTTTTATCTTTATTATATGAGAATGATGGAGTTGCGACATCGATTCTTATGGAGTATGGTTTAAATTTTGACAACGTAAAGAATGCTATACAAAAGGAATTAGGTGATATTAAAACTAGTACTGGTTTAAGTAGATCTAGTATACCAGAGAGCTTAGAGCCTTATTTTATTGATTTAACTTATCAAGCTTCAACAGATAAATTACAAAGCACATTTTCAAGAGATGCTGAATTTGATAAAATATATCTCGTATTAGGAAAAAGACATAATACTAATCTTATTATAACTGGTGATCCAGGAGTTGGTAAAAAGTCTGTAGTATATGAACTCGCAAGAAGGATAACTAAAAAACTTACTCCCAATCACTTACACGATAAGAGGATCTTAGAACTTAAGCTTAAAACTCTTATTGGAGGAACAAAATTTAGAGGAGACTTCGAAGCTCGAATGGACGTACTTCAAGAGTATCTTAAAGATAATACCGATGTAATTTTATTTATTAATGATATTGCTCTTATAACTCGAATTGATGGTACAGCAAACATAGAAGAATATTTCAGTGAACTATTTAATAGTGATGATATTAATTTTATAGGTACATGTACAGCAGATGATTATAAAAAATATATCGATGACATTACAACTATTAGTTCTAATTTTGAAAATATAGTTGTTAAGCAGACTGACTTAGACGAAACAAAAGGAATTTTATATAATATGATTCCTATGTATGAAAAATTTCACAATGTAAAGTATAATAGAGATATAATAGAAGATATTGTTAAGCTTTCCTCGAGGTTTATTTTTGATAAGAGCCAACCAGCCGCTTCATTAGATTTATTAGATGAATGTGGCTCTCATATTAAAAATCAAATATCTAATACATCAGAACAGATTGTACAATTACAACAAAAAATAGATGGAATACAAAAACAAAAGGTTGAATCTGTAGAAGAATATAATTTTGAGGATGCTCTTAAATTAAAACGAAAAGAAACAACTTTATCTAATAAGTTAAAAAGAGAAATAATTAAACAGAAGGCTGTTGAATTTGATAAAGTTATTACAGGTGATATTGTAAGAGATATTCTCAGCGTTAAGACAGGTATACCTATAAGCAATATTAGAGGAAGTAGTTTACCTGACTTACATAAAGTACAACAATCTCTAAAAGAAAGATATATCTCTCAGACTAGAGCTATTACATCATTATTACATCATTTTAAGAGAGTGAAAACTGGGCTACAGGATCCACAAAGACCATTAGGTTCGTTTCTTTTCATCGGTCCAACTGGTGTAGGTAAAACATATTTATGTGAATTAATTTCAGAGTACTTTTTTTACAATAAGCAAAACTTTCTTAAAATTGATATGTCTGAATTTATAGAGCCTCACTCTACTAGTAAGTTGATAGGCTCTCCTCCTGGTTATGTTGGTTATGGAGATAGGTCAATGCTTTGTGATTTTATTAAAAATAATCCGTATAGTTTACTTTTATTAGATGAAATTGAAAAGGCACATCCTGATGTAGTTAATATATTTTTACAAGTCTTAGACAAGGGTGAATTAACTGACAGTGTTGGTCGTAAAATAAATTTTAAGAATTGTATTATTGTATTTACTAGTAATATTGGCTCTGAATTATTTGATAAAGATTCTATTGGGTTTGGAGGAACGGCCCTAAGTTCTATTGATTTAGAGAATGCTTGTCAAAAATTCTTTAAACCAGAATTTTTAAATAGATTAGATGAGATTATTAGGTTTGAGCATTTATCTAAAAAAGATATATATAATTTAGTTCAGATTCAATTGCGGATATTTTCTGAGAAATTAGAAGAAACTAATAAAATAGAATTTATTTTAACAGATGAAGCACGTGATTATATATCTCAACAAGGATACAGTCGAAAATATGGTGCTCGTTTTTTAAGAAGATTCTTTGAGAAACATATTGAAACAGAAATTGCATCATTATTAATAAAGAGTAGAACTCAGCTTCAAAAAATTACTTGCAAATTAAAGAATGATAAGCTAATATTTATGTCATGATTGCATATAAATTTGTCGTAAAAGACATTTATACCAATGAGAGGAGAGAGTTTGAGTTACTCTCTATAGATAAAGATCCGCGCCCCGTACATAAGGAAGGTATGAGGCAGATTAAGTTCGAAGAGGATATTGAGAAGTTATATGTTGATATATCTGGAGAAGAGAATCGTACATATGAGCGGCTGGTTTATGATAAAAGGAAAGGTTTTTTAGATTAATGAATAACACAGGAGAAATCCTGATGTTGTAGATGAAGCTCGAAAACAAGTAGAGAATGTAGTATAGAGAAGGCGTTGCATAGCGACGCCTTTTTTATTAAATAATTATATGATACCTGCAGAAATATTAACAATGGCGGGTGGGTCATTAGTAGGGTTCTTTTTTAAATTAGTCGCGAAGCGCGCCGAGAATGAACAAAAGCGCTTTGAGATGTTTATGAAAGAGAAGAAGTTTGCTGA